CCGCAGACTGAAATGCCGGCGACGGCAAAACCGTCGCCGGATTCACCGTCGCCGGGAAAAACGTCACTTAGTAATAACTCAGATTCAGCAAATACTGATGATCAGCAAGAGAGAGAGGGCGTGAGCGCGATCTCGGGATCTGAGAAAAAGCCTTCCAGCCATGCCGATCTGGTCAAGCGGGTGCAGCGGTTTCTGTCCGGCGAGGGCTACCAGGAAGGGGAATGGCCGAAATGGTCATCCTCGACCATCGGCCACATCACCCGGCAGTTCGAGTTGCTCAGCGAGGATGACCGCGACAAGGCCTGCCGGTACCGGGACGTGTTTTTGGCCAAATGCAAGCGCGACAACGTGAAAAAACCGATGCCGGTCGCCAATTTCTTCCGTGATCGCGTCTGGGAGATGCTGGAAGCACCATCGGTGCGGCAGAATGGAGCCTCGCGGCCGGATATGGCGTTCGCCCCGCCCTTCGGCCCTCTCTTCGGTGCGCTGCGCGCCTGGCTTTGTCTGCAGGGGCCCGACGATAGCGATGTGCCGCTCGATGTCCGGGATGCGGTCATCCGGCACTACGACGGGATCAAGCGTAACCCAGCCCTTGCTGAGCGGTATCTCGCCCGCAAGGGGGTGACGGTGCTGCCGGATGGCCGGCTGGAATTCCCAGCCGGGTTCGATGAGGACGAGCGCCGTCTTCGCCTCTCGGAGATCGGCTTTCCGGCTGTCAACGCGCTGCATGAAAAGGCGAAGATGTACCAGCCGGCGCGCGTCGATGTGCGTTTCCTGCCGCTTCGCGACCTCTGCGAACCCGTGCCCGTCGATAGCACCCTCTTCGCGGAATGGCTCGCCCATGATGAACGGGCAGGGTGGCCGCGGCTGCCGGACCCGGGACGCATGGACGTCATCTGGCTCCCGCGCGGCGGGCCTGCGGGCCTGAAGGCCTTCGAGACGGCGGTAGTGGAAGCTCTTGAAACGACAAGCCGGGCGGAAGCGGCGGAATGAAACAGATCGGAAAGGGCGCGAGGATGATGACGGTGGGACGGGTTGAAGGAAAGCGGCTGACCTACAGGCCTGTGGCAGAGGCCGAGCTTTCGCCGCGAGAGCGGGAGCGTATTGATGAGGCGAGGCTCCGTGCCGATCGCTTGCGCTGCGGGCAGGACAGCCTGATGCATGCGGCGTCATGCCATCGCGCGGACTTCGAGGCCTCGGCGCGGTGGATCGTAGCAACATGTAGATCGGGCAGCGAGCAGACGATCGCCGCCGAACTCGAAGAGGCGGGAATTCTCGCTTGGTGCCCGACCGAACGGCATCGCCGGCCGCCGCGCCGAGGGCGAAAGGCTGTGGATATCTTTCTGCCCTATTTCCGCGGCTACCTCTTCGTGAGCGTCGTTCCGACGCAGGAGGCCTTCGCCGGTGTGCTCGCCGCCTCGCGCCTTCAGGGGCTTATGGGCAGGGACGGAAAGCCCTTTCTGATGCCGCCGAGGATGATGGATGCCCTTCTGATTTCGGCCATGAAAGACAAGAAGGATCAGGAGGATAGGCCGAAGCTACCTTTCCGTGTCGGCCAGCGTGTCTCTATCCGTTCCGGTCCGTTCGCGGACTTCCTTGCAACGGTCCGGCGGCTCATTCCCGAGCGGTGGAAGATGGAGGCGGAGGTCAGCCTCTTCGGGCGGATGACCCTTCTGGAGATCGATATTGACTCCATCGAGCCGTGAGCATACCGATTCCTTCCATGGTCGTGACAGAGTCGCGGCCATGGGATGACCGGGGCGTCTGATGCTCCCTTGGGATTGACTTGTTCTCCCCCGGCCCCGCCCTGACGGCCTGCTCGCAGGCATAGATTCAGGGACAGTGCGTGAGCTATGACTGGATGATGAGGCGGCCGAAAGGTCGCCTTTTTTGTTGTCTGAGGGTATGAGCGCCGAATTGCATTTCGATGCGGCCGACTTCGATGTCCTTGGCCGAGCCATTGCGCGCCTGCCTGGGGAAATCAAAGTTAAGGCATTCTCGCGCGCCATGCGGCGCATCCGCGACATGGTGCGCACGCGTATTGTGCGTCGGTCGAGTGAACGCACTGACATTCCCGTCGGTATGGTTCGGGCGCTAACGACGGCTTACTTCAATGCCGGTGGCAATTCGATCGAGACCGTCTTGCGCTCAGGCTGGATACCGCTCGCCCGGCTTGGCGCCCGCCAGACCTCCACGGGCGTCGCGGTTCGAAATCGCGGTTCGTACCGCTCGGCGTTCCTGGCTGAAATGGCTAGCGGCCACAGGGGCGTGATGATCCGGGAAGGGGCGAAGAGGCTGCCGATCCGCGAACTCTTCGGCGCCAACCCGGCCCACGATGTCACGAACAATCCGGATGAGTTCCTTCCGGTCCTCGCCGAGGTCATCCAGGATCACCTGATGCCTCGTGTGCTCCATGAACTCGAGCGCCTCCTCCCACGCTGACCCCCCCGGGTCTAGGGACCGTAAATCTCGCCACCCCGCCTACGGGCCGGGGCGACCCCGAAATTTCGCCAGTAGGTGTCGTGCGAAGCGGTACACGCCGCACGCACGATGCACGGCAAATGCACGGAAGCTGCACAGATGAATGAATTCGTCACAATCACGGAGGCCGCTGTGCGGCTCACCGAGAGCGGAGAGAAGATCGACCGCTCGACCCTGTCGCGCTACCTGAAGCAGCATGCCGAAGCCGGTCTCATGAATGCGGATGGGCTGGTCAACCTCGGCGCGCTCGTCGATCATCGCTCGGAAAACATCCGCTTACGGGGGCGCTCGTCTTCTCCGGCAGCCCGGCCGGCTTCGACGTCCTCGTCTTCCGGCGCCCGCGTGACGCAGAACGATGCAGCGGCGCGTGACAGGATGGCCGTCGCCGAGATGCGCGAGATGGACCTTGCTGAGCGGCGTAAGGAATTGACACCCGTTTCGGAGGTCGACCAGGCTGGGCGCGACGCCGTCGCGTTGATGGCGAGTGCCTTCGAACGTGCGATCGACACGGAGGCCTCCGCACTATCGCTGAAGTATGGCTGGGACGAGCGCACCTTACGCCTGGCGCTGAAGGAATTCGGCCGGCTCGGCCTCAAGGTTTTCAACCGCGAAGTCCTTGCCCGCCTTGACGCCATGCGTCGTGACGCCGAAGCAGGGCTTCCGGTCTCGGTGCTCGATGGTGAAGGGGCCTCGCTCCAGTGACCATGCATGATGTCCGGCTGCGCTTTCCGGCCCTCCAGCATGGCGGCCTCGTCCTGCTGTCCGGGATGGAGGCGGCTAGCCGGCCCGTCGACGACCTTACCATAAGCGAACATGCTGACCGGTATCGCAAGGTCTCGGCTGAATCCGGATCGCCGTGGCCGGGTGATTTTCGCACCGACCGGGTGCCGTACCTGCGCGAACCACAGGACTGCCTGCATCCCGACCATCCAGCTCGACGCGTGACATGCCGCTGGGCCGCGCAGCTCGGTAAGTCGACTGCCATTGAGAACTGGTTCTGCTATATCGTCGATCAGGCTCCGGGTTCGATGATGATCATCCTTCCGACCCTTGACGAGGCAACGAAGTTCAACCGCGTAAAGCTGCAGCCGACGATCGAAGCTTCGCCTCGCATCAGCCATCGCGTCATGCCGATCAACAGCCGTGACGAGGCGGGATCCACGACCTCGTTCAAGAAGTTCGCCGGCGGCTTCTGCCAGATCGTCAACGCAGGCTCGTCGAAGGGCCTGCAGATGGTCTCGATCAAGTATCTCGCCATGGACGAGGTGACGGGATATCCGGCGGATGTGGACGGGCGCGGCAGTCCTCGTGATCAGGCGCGTGCCCGTCAAAAAATGTATGGCGATCTCGCGAAGGAGTGGCAAGGATCGACGCCCGGTATCGCCGGAGAATGCGCGATATCGGCTGACTTCGAGGCGGGCGACCAGCGTTATCGGTATCTGCCTTGCCCGCACTGCAGCCAGTACCAGGCGCTCGAATTTCCGCAAATGCGCGGACCAGACGCGGAAAGCGGTCTGCCGGCGCACATCCGGTGCCTGTCGTGCGACAAGCCGATCCTCGACGGCCATAAGCGAGACATGCAAGAGCGCGGACACTGGATTGCCCGGCGCGTTCGAGAAGGTGAGGCGGCTGTTCCGCTCTTCATGAGCGAGGATGAGCTACAGGCCTGGCGTTGCAATCCATGCGAGGGGCGCTGCCGCGACTGGCAGCCTAGTTATCACCTGTGGGCCGCGTATGCACCGCGCGAGAAGTTCGGCGATATCTGGGATCGCTGGATCGCGGCGGAAGGCGACACCACGAAACTCAAGACGTTTTCCCAGCAGGACCTCGCCGAACCGTATGATCCGGGTGGCGTTGCAGTTGACTGGGAACGCATCGTCTCCACCGCGAAAGGCGAGGAAATCCCCACCCGGAAAATCCCGGACTGGGCAGCGCTCGTCATATCGGCGGCCGACGTGCAGGGCTACGGCATCAAGTGGGCTGTCTATGCCTTCGGTCCTCGCGATCAGGCGTGCTGTATCGACCGTGAAATATTCATGGGCGCACCCGATCAGACTGATGAGCCGTGGATCGAACTCGCAGACGCCCTGGGGCGGACCTATCCCGGCGCCGGCGGATTGGAGAAGGGCATCGATCTGTCGGGGGTAGATTCAGGCTTTGCCACGGATCGGGTATACCGATTTTGCGCGGCTCGCCCGAACGTCTTTGCTCTCGACGGTCGTCACCAGCGTGGCCTTCCGTGGCTGGGATCGCCCACGAAGCGGGACATCAAGGATCAGCACAAGCGGATTATCGCCAAGGTGCTGCTCTATCCTGTCGGTCTCTATGACGTGAAAACGGCCGTTACCGCGGCGCTCGCCAATCTCGTCGACGGTGCAAACGACAAAGGACAGTGGCCGCGGGGCACGATCCATTTCGCTGCCGATCTATGTGACGAGGACTTTGCGAAGGAGCTTACAGCGGAGCGCCTCGTCGACCCAGATGAGGAGGCGCGCGCCTCAATCGGGCGTCGTGCCCGCCGCCTGATTAATCCGAAAGCCGGCCGGGAATGGAAGAAGATCGTCGGCCGCGCGAACGACTGGTTCGACGTCACGGTCTATTCCTATTCGCTGTTCTGGCACCTGACGCGAAAGCTCAAGCTGACGCTCGACCGTTGGAACGATCTGATCGTCGAGGTTCACGGAAAGCCCGTCGAGCAGGACCTGTTCTCACTTGCGAAGGACAGCGTGTTCGTCAAACCGCCGCGGCCGTCGCGGGAGCGTAAACCCAACAAGTGGAAGAACCGAGGATGAAGCGAATCCGCTCCGTTCCAGCGATATCGCGTGACGGCCCCGTCCGGGACGGCGTCGACCGTGCGCCGCGCCCGCAGGCGAGCTATCTGCGCGACACCCGAGCAGGGCATATCGCATCCCGGCCAACGGTCCTGCGCGAGCACCGCGACGAGATCCGCCGCGCATGGGATCGTGCCGCCGGCCTTGCTATGGACCTTATCCAGAATTCCGGCCGGCTGAAGGGCGCGTGCGATCAGATTCTCGCCGATACGGTCGGGACGGAGCTGACCTGCAATCCCCAGCCCGATCTGTCGGGGCTCGGATACAGCGACAAGGAACGCGCCGAGCTCATCTCGCTGATCAAGCTCGGCTGGAAGCAGTATGCCTGGAACCCGGCCGAGTGCGACTTTCGCGGCAAGCTCACCGTTCCGCAAATGGGTGATATCGGTGTCCGCTGGTGGATAGCCTACGGCGAAAGTACCGCCCTCAGTTCGTACATGGGGCCGAGCGATCGTCGCCGGTATGGCATCCGCACGGGTTCAAAAACGCTGATGGTGCCGCCCATCCGTCTCGTCCGCGAAACGCGGGAGGCCGAGCGTCTCTATCAGGGGGTGTTCCACGACGATAACGGTCGCGCGACGCGCTACAGGTTCAACAGCCGTGTAAACGGCGCCAACCTTCCGAAGGACTACGAGGCGCGCGATCGCAACGGGATGCAGCAGGTCCTGCACGTCTTTGACGCGCAGGACGCGAGTGATGTGCGGGGAATCTCGCTGCTGGCTCCGACGTTCCGCAAGCATATCCAGCACGAGATCCTCGATGATGCGACGCTGCAGATGGCCGTGCTGCAAACCGTCTTTGCCGTGACCCTCACCAGCGACCAGGTGAGCAAGGATGCCTTCGAGGCCATGCAGGCGATCGACGACGAGGACTTCACCGACGAGTACAAGGAATACTTTCTTTCCCGGCTCGACCAGGCCGCCGGCAGCAAGATCAACATCAGCGGGGATCCGACCGTCTCGCACCTTGCGCCGGGCGAAAAGCTCGGCATCGAGAGCGCCAAGATACCGGGTGGCGAGTATCTGCCGTTCGCGGCCAGCTTGTCCCGCGATATGGCCCGGGCGATGGGAGTGACCTACGGCGGACTCACGATGGACTATCAGAATGCGACATACTCGTCCGTTCGCATGGAAACGTCCGCTCTTTGGCCGGTCGTCTTGCGCCGCCGCGAACGCATCGCCGCCCCGCACTACCAGATGCCGTTTGAGGCCTGGCTGGACGAGGCGATCGGGACGGGCCGCATTCCTTTCAAGGGCGGTTATGCGGCCTTCGCTGCCAACCGCGACCGGGTTTCCTGGTGCTTGTGGCAGGGTCCGGCAAAGCCGACCGCTGACGACGGGAAGGCTGCGAAAGCCTCGTCCGAGCGCATCGGCAACGGCACCACGACGCTCGCGCAGGAATGCGCCGATCTTGGCCTCGATCCGGATGAGGTTTTCCAGCAGCGCCAGATTGAACACCAGCGTTATCTCGATGCCGGCATGCCTTCGCCCTTTGCGCGCGGCGTGGGCGGGGACGGCAGTGGCGCGGATCGCGACGAGGAAAAGGATCCGAGAGCGGCATGAGCACGATGATGAAGCTCAATGGAGCCATGGTCGACATCGAGGATCCTTGCGCCCTCTACATCGCGCTTCAACAGGTCAGGTTGCGCCTGATTTCGGGCGAGAGCGTCGAGGAGACGGAGGTTCGCTCTCCTGTCACCCAGCGACGGCTTCGGCTCGCAGCGGGAAACCTCGCCGCGCTCGACAAGGAATTGCAGCGTCTTCGCGCTGAGTGCCTCGCCAGGCAAACCGGCCGCCGCCAGCGCTATGCGGCCCGCACGCGGATCATCTGAGGACAAAGTATGACCTTTCTTTTGCATCTCGCCGACCGGGTACTCAATCGACCGCTGCTGATCACGCCTGACAAGGCGCAGGTCATTCTCTCGGTTCTTGCGAACCGGATCGGTGTCGAGACATCAGAAGCCAGCCGGTTCGTCGGAGAAAATTTCACGGTCGACGACAACGGCCGCGCGACCTCACATCCGTATCGGCGCACGCCTGATGGTGTTGCGATTATCACAATCACAGGCTCGCTCGTGAATCGCGGCGCCTGGGTTGGCGCGAGTTCCGGCCTGACCTCATACGAAGGCATCAAGTATCAACTCGCTGCAGCCGCTCAAGCGTCTGACGTCAGGGCGGTGATCCTCGATCTCCAGTCGCCCGGCGGTGAAGCAATCGGCGCCTTCGAAACGGCCGAAGCCGTCCGTGCTCTTGCGGCGCAAAAGAGAACTGTCGCCGTCGTCAACGGAATGGCCGCGAGTGCCGCATATGCGATCGCCTCGGGAGCCTCGGAGATCGTGACCACGGAGACCGGCGTATCGGGGTCGATCGGCGTTGTGATGCTGCATGCGGACTGGTCCCGGCATCTGGCGAACGAGGGCATAAAGCCGACGCTGATCTTCGCCGGCGCGCACAAGGTCGACGCCAATCCGTTCGAGCCGCTCGGCGATGCGGTGAAGGCCGACCTGCAGCAGGAGGTCGAGACCTTCTATGCCGCCTTTCTTGAAACCGTCGCGAAGGGACGCGGGCAGCGTCTGACAGCCGAGGCAGCGCGCGCCACCGAGGCGCGCACCTTCATCGGCGCGCGTGCGGTCGAGGTTGGTCTCGCCGACCGTGTCGGCACATTCGAATCGGTCCTTTCGGACCTTTCCCGCGCTGTCACGCGCACCAACGTCCAGAAACGGAGCCCCAGCATGGACAATCCCCACGGCGCGCCCTCGGCCGGAAGCGAGGGTGTAACCAAGACCGAACACGATGCCGCCGTCGCCAAGTCGCACGCCGACGGCGTTGCCGAAGGCACGAAGGCGGCGACCGACCGCTTCGCTGCCGTGCTCGGCCACGATGGCATCAAGGGGGATGGCGGCCGGATGGCTGCCGCCCTCGATCTCGCCGTCCAGTCGCCCGGCATGGCGGCGGATGCAGTTGCCTCGTTCATCACGGCGAACGTTGCCGCCTCCACACCTGCGGCGAGCACCGACGTCGAGGAATATGACAAGCGCCGGATCGCCGCGGCCGCTCTCTCGCAGCCGGACGCCGGCGCCGGCAAGAAGGCCGGCGGCCTCAGCAGCCTCGTATCCACCCATGTGGAAAGCGCGAAGCGGTCCGCCTGATCTCTTCCATCGCTTTTTCTCACCATAAGGACGACGATCATGTCTCTTTCTGTTTACAAGGTCAGCCGGGCGCCCGCCATGTCGACCCTGCTGAAATGGGAGGTCCATCAGGATTATTCCCGTGAATCCGGCGTGCTTCTCGCCGGCGACGGTGCAGTTCGCTCCGTGGAACTCGGAACGCCGCTCGGCAAGATCACGGCCGGCGGGGCAGTCACCGCTTCACAGGCCGCGGAGGCCGGCAATACCGGCAATGGCACGCTGACGCTTGCCGATCCCGCATTCTCCGCCGGCGCCAAGCTGGGCGTCTATACCGCCGTCTGCACGATCGGCGGAGCTGACGGAACGTCGAAGTTTCGCGTCGAGGATCCCGATGGCGTCGCCGTCGGCACGGCGACGGGTGGTGCCGCTTTCAACAAGGCCGTCAAGTTCACGATCGCCGGGGGAGGAACGGCATTCATCGCCGGCGATCGCTTCAATGTCACGCTCGTACAGGCTGCCGGGGCCGATGACGGTAAGGTCGTCGCCTGGGATCCGGACGCCGTCGACGGCAGCCAGGTTATCTGCGGCTTCTCGCTGCGCGCGGTCGATGCCGCAGACGGCGAGGACAAGCCCGGCCTCGTCTACAGCCGGCGCATGAGCCTCCTTTCGGCGTCGGCCGTCCGCTGGCCCGACGGCGTCTCCGATGCCGCCAAGGCGTCCGCCATCGCCGATGTCGATGAGCGGCTCGGCATCGTCATCCGCACCTGATCCATGGTGCCCGGCATGGGCCGGGCGCTCTCATCTCTGTCCAATGTGAGGCTTTTCCCATGCCGGAACTTATCCTTCCTTATACCGACTACGATCTGACCGAGGAGGTCAATCGCCTGCCGAACCAGTTCGGCCTGATCAATGCCCTGAACATCGCTCCGAGCGAGGGCAAGTCGTCGAAATACGTCCGCATCGAGTACCGCGATGGCCAGATCTACGTCCTCGCCGCAAAGGATCGCGGCGCTCCCGCCGACATCGGGGGCGTGGAGACGGAGCAGGGCATCATCCTGGAAATCCCGCATTTCCCGCATCTCGACAAGATCAGCGTCGACGACGTCGACGGTGTGCTCGAGGTACTCAATGGCCAGATCACGCCGAAGTCGATCGACGCGGAACTGTTCCGCCAGCTGAAGATCATTCGCCAGAAGCATTCCATCACGCGCGAATATGTGCGCCTCGGCATGCTGAAGGGGCTGATCAAGGATGGCAAGGGGCGCACCCTGTACGATATCTACGACGTCTTCGGCATCACGAAGAAGACCATCGATTTCAAGCTCGGCACGGCCGGGACCGATGTACTCGCCAAGTGCGAGGAACTCAACGATCACGTCATCACCAATCTGAAGGGCGAGACGATGAACTCGGTCGAGGTCATCGTCGATACCAAGTTCTTTGGGAAGCTGATCCAGCATCCGAAAGTCGAGAAATACTGGGTGCAAGCCCAGAATGCGGCGCTGCACACGACCGTCGCGCGTCAGCATCTCGGCGGCAACTGGGGGCGTGTCTTCGAGTTCGGCGATATCCTCTGGCGCGAGTACAAGGGCGCCCTTCCGGTCCGCAATCCGGCCGGCGCGATCGTCATGGAGAAGAACGTGACGGACAATACCGGCCATGCCTACCCGACGGGTACGCAGAGCATGTTCCGCACCTTCGACGGGCCGTTCTACCATATGGACCGCGTCAACCGGGCGCCCTCCGACGGTGGCGTCGGCGAGCCGATCCTGATCACGACGAAGGAACTCGACCACGGCGAGGGCTACGAGCTGAAGTCCCAGTCGAACATGCTGGCGGTCTGCAAGCAGCCGGAATGCCAGGCCGAAGTCGTCACGTCGGACTGATCGGCAATGCATGACTGGCAAGCCGCCTTGCAGCGGCTCGACGAGACTGTGCAGGCGACGTTCGACGACGTTGCCTGCACGATGAAACCGCGCGCGGCCGGCGTCGGAGTCAATCATGGCCGGCAGGACGATCCTTCCCGCGTGCCCTTTGGTTTTTTCGGGTCGATCGATCTCCAGCCGTCGGGCGACCTGATGGCGCGGAACCGTTCGGCCGATCCGAGCACCGGAAAGGCCAACCCGTACTTTGATGCCGTCCTGACCGCGCTTGTGACCGCTTGGCCCTGGCTGCCTCGCAAGGACGACCATGTCATCGCCGATGGCGTCACCTGGAAGATCATGGCCGAGGCAACCGACGGCGGTGATCGCCGTGCCTGGTACATAAACAGGAACTAGATCATGCTTTTCGCTGAGGCTGTCCGGCTGGCGGCCATCGAGACGATCTGCCCGACCGCCGCGGTGGTTGCGGACGCGAATTTCCCGACGATGGCGGGAAAGCTCGTGTTCGACAGTCGGGCAGCGCGCGCGGCCGAACTCGACGCGTCGCGGACATTTGTGCCGACGATCGCGCTCTATACCGTAGAGAGCTCGGCCAATCTGCGCGGCGCCCTCTCCGATGCGTCCGACCGGGAGGCGCGGGCGGTGCTCGATGTCGTGACCGAGCTGTCCGTTCGTGACGGCGATGAATTCACCTCGCCGCTCGCGGAGAACGATCCGCAGGCCCGCCTGACGCTCGCGGCGTTGACATCGCAGGTTCGGTATCTGCTCGAACATGCGCCCTCCGGCCGATCCTTCTTCCGGAGGCAGGGATATTCGGTCGAGCGTATCGAGACGAAGACGCTCGTGGTGCCGGAACTCGGACTGAGGGTGCAAAGCCAGACGACGCGTCTCGTCGTGCTATGCGAGGATGACGATTTTGCCGTCGCGCCTGGCGAGCTTCCCGAGCCGATGCGGTCCTTGCTCGCCGAGTTGCCCGAGCAGTCCTATGCGCGCGGGCAGCTCGTAAAACTCGCCGCGGCGTTTTCGCCGCAGTCGTTGCCCGACCTTCAGAGCGCAGGCATCACGACCGATCTCGGCGTGACGGGCGAAGGCCTGCCGCAGAGTTAACCAGAGGACATCGTCATGGATCTTTACCGACCTGCGCAGGGGCGGCGCGTGCCGCTGCCTGGCAGCAATCAGGCCTGGCCGGCGAGCGGCCTGCCGGCTGATCTCTCCAATCCGTATGTCGCGCGGCTCGTGCGCGACGGCGATCTCGAAAAAGTCCCGGCAACGGAGGGCCAGCGGAAGGCCCGGAAACCCGCAGGAGATGACGCATGACCAGCAATATTCCGGGCAACCTGACGGCCCCGATCCTCGCCTTCGACGTCACGTCCGGCGGGCAGTTCGAAAACGAGAGCCGCGTGATCCTGATCGGCCACGGCCTCAGCACCGCCACGCTCGCCGCCGGCGCCGTCGCTATCTGCTCGTCCTCGATGGACGCCCGCATCCTCGCAGGGGCAGGGTCCATGCTGGAAGGCATGTTCCTTGCCGCCCGGCGCAACGCGCCCGCGCAGGAAATCTGGATCGGCAATGTCGCAGACACGGGTACGGCGGAGGTGCGCACGATCACCTGCTCGGCTCCGCCTGCCGCCGGCGGGCAGGGCATTCTCTCCATTGCCGGCCGGCCGATCTCCATCGAAATCGCGGCCGGAGCGACGGCGGCGAATGTCGCCACCGCTCTCGTCGCTGCGATCAACGGCTATTACGACCGGCTCTCGAAGCGCTCGTTGCCGTATACGGCGGCTATCGACGGGGAGGACGCCACGATCGTCCGCGTGACCGCCCGCCATAAGGGCGTCTATGCCGCCGGGCATGATTTCCACATTCCGGCTTCCGACGGGAACAATGCCTTCACCGGCAAGCTCGCCTTCGCTACCGCGACGGCCGGCGCCGGCGTGCCGGACATTTCCAATGTCCTGGCGGCTATGGGCGACGATCCCTTCGAAACGATGATCTCGGCCTTCGGGGATGCCGACAACCTCACCAAGGCGGCGGGGTTCCTCAACAATATCTCCGGCCGCTGGTCCTATGCACAGCAGCTCTACGGCCACTACTTCTATGCCAAGACCGGGTCGTCGGCGGATATCACCACGGCCGGCCTTGCGCGGGACAACTGGCACCTGACCCTCGTGCCGCGGCTCGCCTCCGGCGGTAATGCGGAGCCGGACTACGAATTCCTCGCCGGGGTCATCGGGCGTATTGCGCCCTGGCTCGGCGGCGGTTCGAACGGTGACGTCTCCCGCAACCAGACCGGCCTCATCGTCGACGGCGTCTCGACGCCGCGCGATCGGGGGTACTGGCCGGAATACGAGACGCGCGAGGCCTGGCTGAAGAACGGCGTCTCGACGTGGAAGGTCTCGCGCACCGGCGAGGTGACGATCGACAAGATCATCACGCAGCAGCAGACGACGAACGGCGCGCCGGACACGACGTTCCGCGATATCCAGCGGCCCTACCAGCTGATGTACGCGCTGAAGAAATTCCGCGCGGACCTTGCAGCCGAGCATTCCAACAAGGCGATCGCCAACGACAATCCGGACAACCTCGATGCCCTGACCACGGTGAAGGACATCAAGGCGACGCTGGTGCACAGCTACCTGGAGATGTCCGGCGTGCTGGAGAACGCCAACGCGGCGATCGAGGCGATGACGGTGGTGCGCGATCCGGAGAACCCGAACCGCGTCAACATCCACCTGCCGCTCGACTTCGTGAACCCGCTCGACATCTTCGCGGGTCTCGCCGTCGCCAACAGCCAGATCAACACCAATCTCGCGGCCTGATCCGCCGCGCTAAGAAGGACCTGAGACATGGGCAAGAAAGACTTTGGCGGCGTGATCCGTATGCGGCTTTCGACCGGCGAGATCATTCCGCTGCGCGGCACGCTCAACATGAGCACGTCCGGCATCGCCAGCGAAGCCGTGACCAATCAGGACGGTTCCGTCGACAGGACGATGACGCCGACGGCGCGCCGCGCGGAGATCACCTTCGCGGACCGTGGCCTCGACCACAACAAGCTGATGCAGTCCGACCGCTTCAACGTGACCTTCATCGAGGAGAGCACGGGCGTCACGCATTATTTCACGCGGGCGTTTCTCGTCGGCGACCCCGTCAAGAACCGCATCACCGGCGAGGTGACGGGCATTTCCATCGCCGCCGAGGCGTATCGGAAGACGGAGGACTGATCGATGGCGAACATCACCGTCCCGCTCTCGAAGAGCTATACCGGCCATGATGGCCCGTTCTCCTCCGTCGAGCTGCGCGAGCCGACCTTCAAGGAAATCTACATCGACGGTCTCGGCGAGCCGCAGCAATGGCAGCCCGGCCCGAACGGCCAGCCCGTCCTCATCACCCTGCCGGACGTAATCAACGCCTATGTCGAACGCCTGGCCGTCAAGCCGACCGCCGACAATCTCGGCCAGTTGAACGCGCGTGACAGCCTGGCGCTGGCGACGAAGGTGAAGGCTTTTTTCACGGCCGAGCCGGAACAGACGAGGTCGCCGACGTCCTCGTCTTCCGGCTCGGATGGGACGCGGATCGCGTCGGGCGAATGACGCTCGCGCAGATCCACTACTGGTTTGAACGGGCAATCGCCATGAAGGAGCGCCAGTCGTGACAAGGGAAGTCGAAGCTCGCCTCAAGATATCGGCCGTCGACAAGACGGGCCGCGTCATGCAGCAGCTTGCCGGTCGCATGCAGCAGGTCAACCGGCAGGCTGCATCCTTGAACCGCCAGCAGGGCATGCTCGGAAAGACGACCGCGTCCACCATGGCCGTCATGTCGCGTTATCTCGCGCCTGCGGCTGTAGCGGCGTTCTCCGCCGGCGCGCTGAAAAACTTCGCTGCGGTTGAGCGTCAAATGACCCGCATCGGCATCACGGCCGACGCCAGCGCCGCTGAGACCGAAGACGCGTTTCGGCGCATGCAGACCGTCTCTAAGGAGATGGCCCTGCCGCTCGACGCGGCAGTGACTGCTGTCGATACACTGGTTTCGTCCGGGCTGTCGCTGAAGGACGCCATGGACTTCCTGCCGTCCGTCCTGGCGACGGCGCAAGCTTCCGGCTCTGCGACTGAGGATATCGCCAACACTGCGATCAAGGCGGCCTCCGCGCTGAAGATCGAGGCCTCGCAAATGCAGCGAGCCTTCGACATCATGGTCATGGGCGGCAAGGCAGGGCAGTTCGAACTTAAGGATATGGCGACTTATATCCCCGAGCTTGCCAATTCGTTCGCGTCACTCGGCTATTCGGGCGAGGAAGGCCTAAAGCAGCTTATCGCTATGTTGCAGACGATCCGTGAGGATACCGGCTCCGCATCCGCTGCGGCCACCCAGGCGCAGAACATCTTCGGCAAGATGTTCAACGACGATACGGCGAAGAAATTCGCCAAGTTCGGGATCGACTTGCGAAAGGAGCTGAAGGCCGCTCAGGAGCAAGGGGAGGGCGCCCTGCAGGCATTCGTCCGCTTGTCTCAGGAGGCGATCAAGGGGGACCTCTCCAAGCTTCCCCAGCTCTTCACCGATCAGGAATTCCGGCTCGGCATGCAGTCGCTCATAACGAGTACGGATAGCTGGAGGGGCTTTCTCGAATCGGTCAATTCAGCCGAGGTCGACGGCACGGTATTCCGCGATCTGGAACGTGTAACGAAAGATGCCCAGGCGAGCATCGATAGGCTCTCAGGGAGCTGGGATGCGCTGGTGAAACGCTTCGGTGAGAAGGTGGCAACCGTCGCCACCCCGGCAATCGACGCCGTTGTGTCCGCTACGGACAAGCAGGATGCCATCGACCGCGCCCTAAAGAAACGCGGCATGGGTTATGTGGAAAGCCAATGGCACCAAGTCGGTCTCAGCCAGAAGGATCAGGATCTTCTCGCCATCGAGGGCGGTTTCAAGGATTCTGAACTTCGCGCGAAATACGAATTCGGCCCGGGGTTGCCGGAGGGGTGGCAGCCGGAGAAGGAATTTCCCGGTGGAGGAACCGGCGCCATTCCCATTCCCGGGAGTCGTCCCGATCGCTCCGTGGCTAATTCGGGTCGCGACCATATGACCGCATTCATGCTCGCCCGCCGATCGGAGATCGAATATCTCAACAGCCGCGGGGCCGATTGGGATCATCCATCCGCGCCCGCCGACTATTCCGGTTCGGCTACTGGATATACGCCGACGAAGGCTTCCATTCCCTCCGACCGGAGATGGAAGGTCGGACAGCGTTCCTATACGGATCGCCATGGTGATATGGAGCCGTGGACGCCGACGCGCGTGTTTAACGGCCTGAAGGACTTTTTCAACCCGCACGAAGCGGAGCCGGTCGGGGAGGCGCTTGCGCAGGCGGCGATTTCACGCCTCAGTTCCGATGCCGGCGCGGTCGGGACCGAACTTGGCGGCGTCATTCGCGAGGCGATCATGGCCGCGACACCACAGATCGGCGCC